CTCTCGCGTGAATTTTCGACATTCCGGGGGGTGGGGGGTCAAAAGGGTCCCGGGGCCAAAAATGGCCCATTTAGCCCCAAAATACGCCTGCTCACGCGGGCATTTTTCATTGTAGGAGGCAGTATGGTTTCAAAATTGGACATGAGGACGGTTTCGATCGACAAATTGAACCCGGCCCCATACAATCCCAGGAAGGATCTCAAGCCCGGAGACCCGGAGTATGAGAAGATCAAGCGCAGTATGCACGACTGGGGCTACGTCGACCCGATTATCTGGAACGAGGCGACCGGGAACATCGTCGGCGGCCATCAGCGCTACAAAATACTCAAGGCCGAGGGCGTCACAGAGGTGGATGTGGCTGTGGTGCACATCGAGAACCCCGATGACGAGAAGGCCATGAACGTGGCCCTCAACAAGGCTTCTGGCGAGTGGGAGCCTGTCGCTCTGGCTGATCTGCTCAACGAACTCCAGCTTCACGGGTACGACATGGAGAAAACGGCTTTTGATGTGGCGGAAGTGGACGATCTGTTCTCCAAAGTCCACGATAAGGACGTCAAGGACGACGATTGCGATCTGGATGCGGAAGGTATCAACGTGTACGTCGAGCCTGGCGACGTGTGGACGCTCGGCAGGCACCGCATGATGTGCGGGGACAGCACTGACCCGACAGCCGTGGACACGCTCATGAACGGTGTGAACGCGAACCTTGTGGTCACCGACCCGCCTTACAACGTCGCTTATGAGTCCAATGATGGTAAGAAGATCCAGAACGACAGCATGGCCGACGAACAGTTCTTCAATTTCCTGCTGGCCGCGTTTTTCAATATGGCTTCCCACATGGCCAAGGGTGGAAGCGCGTATGTGTTCCACGCGGACACGGAAGGGCTGAACTTCCGTCGTGCCTTCAAAGAGGCCGGTTTCCACCTGTCCGGCGTGTGTATCTGGGCGAAGAACAGCCTGGTAATGGGCCGCTCACCGTATCAGTGGCAGCATGAACCCGTGCTGTTCGGCTGGCTGCCCAACGGGAATCATAAGTGGTATTCCGACCGGAAGCAGTCTACGATCTGGAATTTTGACAGGCCAAGCAAAAGCGCAGAGCATCCGACCATGAAACCCATTCCGCTCCTTGCCTACCCCATAAAAAACAGCTCTGCACCCAACGGCGTGGTCATGGATCTGTTCGGCGGCAGTGGAAGTACCCTGATCGCTTGTGAGGAGACGGATCGGATTTGCATGACCATGGAGCTTGACCCTCGATACGCGACGGTCATTGTTGAGCGCTTCCGGCGGGCGTATCCGGATCAGAAAATCACAGTCGAGCGAGGCGGGATGACGATGTCCTACGACGAGGCTGTCCCGCAGGATTGGAGGTCTTAATCATGGCTATTGGCGGTAAGAGGCCCTTGCCTACCGCCCTGAAACAACTGGAAGGAGACAGGGGCCACGGCAGGAGGCCGATGAATAAAAACGAGCCCACCCCGCCGCAGAATAACGTGAAATGCCCGACCTGGCTGTTGCCGGAGGCCAAAAGGGAATGGCGCCGATTGGCGTCCTCTTTGATTGCGATGGGCGTCCTGACCGATCATGACCTTGAGGCTTTTGCCGGATACTGCCAGGCGTATGCTCGTTGGAGAGAGGCAGAGGAGTTCCTTGCACAGCATGGGACCATTTTCCGTACGCCCAGCGGATATGTGCAACAGATGCCCCAGGTCAGTATTTCCATGCAGAATCTGAAGATCATGCAGTCCTTCTGCACGGAATTCGGCTTGACACCTTCCTCCCGGGCCCGGATTTATGCCAACCTGGGTGATAAGCCCGCGGAGGATGATCCGATGGAAGCCATCCTGAATGGTGGGTGGAAGGATGTTCAGTGAAGCACGGGCCCGCCGGGTAACCGGCTTTATCTCTTGCCTTCAGCACACCATAGGCGAATTCCACGGTCAAAAGTTTGTGCTTTTGCCCTGGCAGGAGAAAATCATACGCGATGTGTTTGGCACAGTTCGGGACGACGACCCCAGTAAACGGCAATACACCACCGCATACATAGAAATACCCAAGAAAAACGGCAAGTCCGAGCTCGGTGCGGCCATTGCGCTGAACATGCTCTGCAACGATGACGAGTGGCGCGGCGAGGTTTACTCCTGCGCGAGTGATCGTCAGCAGGCGGCCATTGTCTTTAATGTGGCCATGGACATGGTGAAAATGAACCCGGCGCTCAGTAAGCGGATTAAGATCATTCCTTCCACGAAACGGATGGTCTACGAGCCGACCGGGAGCTTTTACCAGGTTCTGTCCAGCGAGGTGGCAACCAAGCACGGCCTGAATATTTCGGCCTGTATATTCGACGAGCTTCACACCCAGCCTAACCGGGATCTGTACGACGTTATGACCCAAGGTTCCGGTGACGCGCGGAAACAGCCTTTGTGGTTTTTCCTCACTACGGCGGGGAATGACCGCAACAGTATCTGTTGGGAAGTTCACCAGAAGGCGCTGGATATCATTGAGGGCAGAAAAGACGACCCGCGTTTCTATCCGGTTATCTTTGGCCTGCCAGAGAACGAGGACTGGACAGACGAGAAAAACTGGTACAAAGCGAACCCTTCCCTTGGGCAGACTATCGGGATCGACAAGGTCAGAGACGCTTTCCGGAAGGCGCAGGAGACCCCTGCTGACGAGAATATGTTCCGTCAGCTTCGGCTTAACCAATGGGTTAAGCAGTCCATTCGCTGGATGCCCATGGACAAATGGGATGCCTGCGCCGGTGTGGTAAATCCTGCCGAGCTGGAAGGTCGCGCCTGTTACGCAGGTTTGGACTTGTCCAGCACCAGCGACCTTACCGCTATGGTGCTCGTGTTCCCGCCCAGAGACGAGGACGAGCAGTACATCGTGCTCCCGTTTTTCTGGCTCCCGGAAGACACGCTCCGCCTCCGTGTGCGCCGCGACCACGTGATGTATGACAAGTGGGAAGCACAGGGCTTTCTGAACACGACAGAGGGCAATGTGGTGCACTACGGGTTCATCGAGCAGTTCATTATGGCACTTGGTGAGCGGTTCGACATCCGGGAAATTGCCTACGACCGATGGAACGCCACCATGATGGTGCAAAATCTGCAGGGCGATGGCTTCAATATGGTGCCGTTTGGCCAAGGCTTTAAGGACATGAGCCCGCCCACGAAAGAGCTTATGCGTCTCGTGTTGGAGCGCAAGATCAATCATGGGGGCCACCCAATTCTCCGCTGGAACCTGGATAACGCGTTCGTCAGAACCGATCCTGCGGGAAATGTGAAGATCGACAAGGAACGGTCAACGGAAAAAGTGGACGGCGCGGTCGCGCTGGTCATGGGGTTAGACCGGGCCATGAAGAACCTGAACGCTGGGTCGGTGTACGACCAGCGCGGGTTGCTTATCTTGTAGGAGGCTTGCATGCCATATAGTCCAAAACGTCCCTGTCGGTACCCCGGGTGCCCAGGTTTTTGCGAGCCCGGCCAAGTGTACTGTAAGACACACCTGGAGTTCAGCTCCGACAGAATCCGAGGTGGGGCCGACGCGCGTGGGTATGATTCGCGCTGGCGAGCAGCCAGGAAGCTGTACCTGCACAGGCATCCGCTCTGCGCGGTTTGCCGGGCCGAAGGCCGGCTTACTCCGGCAACGGTGGTAGACCATATTATCCCGCACAGGGGTGACAAGGATCTGTTTTGGGATCAAAACAACTGGCAGCCGCTGTGCAAGGCATGCCATGACAAGAAAACAGGCCACGGCCTGTGACGCTTACGCTTACGCTTACGCGCAGGCATGACCCCGAAGGAGTGAGAACGCTATGAAAAATCCATTCTCCACCCTGTTCCGGGCAAGGGATAAGCCCAAGGACAGTGTGAGCGCCGCGCCGTCCTTTTATTTTGGGACGAGCGGCGCGGGAAAGGCTGTAACGGCCCAGTCGGCGATACAGCTTTCCACTGTGTACGCCTGCGTTCGGGTGATCGCGGAGACCATTGCCAGCCTGCCCGTCGGTGTGTACAAGCGCACGGACGAGGGCGTAAAGAAGGCATCGGAGCATCCGCTGTACCATCTGGTGCACGACGAACCGAATCATGAAATGACTTCGTTCGTGTACAGGGAGACAATGCTCACCCATCTGCTCCTGTGGGGCAACAGCTACAGCCAGATCATCCGCAACGGGAAAAATGCTGTGCTTGAGCTGTACCCCCTTCTTCCCGAGCACATGGACGTGGACAGAGACCAGCACGGTGTGCTCCAGTACACGTACACCACCAGCGAGGGGAAGATAGTCCGGATCCGAACGCAGGATGTGCTTCACATACCCGGACTGGGCTTTGATGGTATCATGGGATACAGCCCCATCGCCCTGGAGCGAAACGCCATCGGCCTCGGTATCGCATCCGAGGAGTACGGCAGTAAGTTCTTCTCCAATGGCGCGCGTCCGTCTGGTATCCTTACCCACCCGAACACGGTCAAGGATCCCAAACGTGTGCGTGAAAGCTGGAACGCGGCCTACGGCGGATCGTCCAACGCCAACCGCGTGGCCATACTTGAAGAAGGAATGGAATTCAAGCCCCTGAGCATTCCGAATAACGAGGCCCAGTTCCTCGAGACCCGGAAGTTCCAGGTGGATGAAATCTGTCGCATTTTCCGGGTGCCGCCGCACTTGGTCGGCAACCTGGAACACGCCACCTTCTCCAATATTGAGCATCAGAGCATCGATTTTGCCGTACACACCATACGACCCTGGCTTGTTCGGATCGAGCAGGCCATGAATCGTGTGTTGTTTACGGAGCAGGAAAAAGAACATTATTTCGTGCAGTTCAATATTGACGGTCTGATGCGCGGCGACTATAAGTCCCGGATGGAGGGTTACGCCATCGCCCGGCAAAACGGCTGGATGAGCGCGAACGACATCAGGGAGCTCGAAAACCAGAACCCCATTCCTGCGGATCAAGGCGGGGATGAATATCTGGTGAATGGTAACATGGTGCCCATTGGCTTGGCCGGGATCAACATTGCGGTGTCTGCCGCGGCCACAGCTATGGAAGCGACCGAGGGCAACGAGGAACCCGCGCCAGATGGCCAGGAACCGGCCCCAGAGCCCGCGCAGTCCGAGGGCCAACAGACGCCCCCGCCCGGAGAAACGGGCCAGGACGCGCCAAAGAAACCGGCCAGGAAGCGCCGTACAAAGAAGGAGACTGCGCCGGACGAGCAGTCGCCGGAAAGGAGTAATGAGTGAAAAAGTTCTGGAACTGGATCAAAAACACGGCCACTGGCCAGAGAGAGCTGTGGATTGAGGGGCCGATTGCCGAGGAGAGCTGGTTTGGTGACGAAGTGACTCCCGAGGTTTTCAAGAGTGAGCTTCGAGCGGAAAAGGGCCCCGTGCTCCTGCACGTCAACAGCCCCGGCGGTGACTGTGTTGCCGCCAGTCAGATCTACACCATGCTCATGGACTACCCCGGTGACGTGACGGTGCAGATCGACGGTATGGCCGCTTCTGCCGCCAGCGTCATTTCCATGGCGGGCAGTCATGTGACCATGAGTCCCACCAGCCTTATGATGATCCACAACCCGCTCACCATTGCGATGGGCGACACGGAGGACATGCGTAAGGCCATCCAGCTCCTTGACGAGGTCAAGGAAAGTATCGTCAACGCTTACCAGATCAAAACTGGTTTGAGCCGCGACGAGCTGGCCCGCCTCATGGACGAGGAGACGTGGATGAATCCGTGGAAGGCGAAGGAACTCGGCTTCTGTGACGAGGTGCTGTACGCAGAGGGAAGTCCCGTGTGGCCCGAGCCCCAGAATGAACCCAGCTTCGCTTTCGGTCGAAAAAAGGCGGCGGCCTGCCTGATGAATCGGGTTATGGCGGCCTTGCCGAAAGAACCGGAAAAGCCGGTTGATCCCCCGGAAAAGGCTCCGGAGGATGAAACTCGTGTCAGCGCGGCGGACGCGGAAAGCCGCCTGCTTAAGACCAAATACATTTGAGGAGGAATACAAACATGGATGAGATCATGAAACTGCGGGATAAGCGCGTACAGGCCTGGAACGCCGCTAAGGCTTTCCTGGAGAGCCGCAAGGGTGCTGACGGCACTCTGTCCGTTGAGGACGACGCCACTTTCAATCGCATGATGGACGACGTGGACAAGATGGGTAAGGAAATCGCCCGTCTTGAGCGTCTGGAAGCCGTGGACGTGGAAATGTCCAAGGCTGTCAACTCCGCCCTGACTTCTACTCCCAAGACTCGTCTGACCGACGACGAGGAGAAGCAGGGCCGTGCCAGCGCCAGCTACCAGAAGAACTTCTGGAACGCCATGCGCTTCAAGTCCGTTCCCCACGAGGTGCTCAATGCCCTGGAAGTGGGCACTGCCTCCGAGGGTGGCTATCTGGTGCCTGACGAGTACGAGCGCACCCTGGTGGATGCTCTGCAGGATCAGAACATCTTCCGCACCCTGGCCCATGTGATCCGCACTTCTTCCGGCGACCGGAAGATCCCTGTGGTGGCTTCCCACGGCACCGCTTCCTGGATCGACGAGGAAGGCACGTATCCCGAGAGCGACGATGCTTTCACCCAGGTGTCTCTTGGCGCGTACAAGCTGGCCACCCTGATCAAGGTGTCCGAGGAACTGCTCAATGACAGCGTGTTCGACCTGCCCACCTACATTGCCCACGAGTTCGCCCGCCGCATCGGTGCCGCCGAGGAAGCGGCTTTCCTCACTGGCGACGGCACTGGCAAGCCCCTGGGCCTGCTGGCCGCGACCGGCGGTGCGCAGACCGGTGTGACTGCGGCTGGTGCCGCCGCCATCACCATGGACGAGGTCATGGATCTGTTCTATTCCCTGCGGGCCCCCTACCGCAAGAACGCCGCCTTCGTCATGAACGACTCTACTGTGAAGGCCCTGCGGAAGCTGAAGGCCCAGGGCACCGGTGAGTACCTGTGGCAGCCCTCTGTGCAGGCGGGTCAGCCCGACACCCTGCTGAACCGTCCTGTGTACACCTCCGCCTACATGCCTGTTCTCGCGACCAAGAACAAGACCATCCTGTTCGGCGACTTCGCCTACTACTGGGTGGCCGACCGCGAGAGCCGCTCCTTCAAGCGCCTCAACGAGCTTTACGCCGCCACTGGTCAGGTGGGCTTCCAGGCTTCCGAGCGCGTGGATGGCAAGCTGATCCTGCCCGAGGCCGTGAAGGTGCTCGCGCAGGCCTAACAGCCATTACAGGGGAGCCGCATAGCACGGCTCCCCTGATTCCACGAGGTGATCAATATGCAGAACTGCTATTTCGCTCACGGCGGCAAAGAGCTGGTGGTGGGTGGGAAGCTGACATTCCTTCCCGGCGCGACCGTTGAAGGTCTTGAAGGACTGTTCTACGACGTTCCGGAAGCCGAGCTTGTCACTCTCCCCACGCCGGAGGTTCCCGACAGCACGGCCACCACGGTGGCCCAGCTCCGGGAGGACTTTAACCGTCTTCTGGCCGTGCTCCGGTCTGCGGGGTTGGTTGGCCAGCCTGCCCAGGACGAGGGCGGTGAGGCCTGATGATCGTCACTCTTGACGAGATCAAAGAGCACCTTCGAATCCAGCACACCGACGAGGACGAGTACCTTGAAAAACTGCTCCAGCAGGCCGAAAATGCCGTGGAGGACTACTGCCGGATCACGCTCGACCCGTACACGGATTCTGACGGGAACGAGATTGATCCGCCGGAGCCCATTCGGCTGGCCATCATGATCATGACCGGCTTCTTTTACGAGAACCGGGATATACCGGATATGACCACCTACAAAGCCATGCGTATGGCTGTGGACAGCCTGCTGTACCCATATCGAGACCCGGACAAGATGTTCTGACGGAGGTGAGTCACGATGCGAGGTTATAAAAACTTCGAAAGCGACCCTCACCCAGGAGATCTTCGGCACCTGGTGGAGATTGGGTATACGGAGAACACTGTCAACGCCAACGGCTACCCGGAGCCCACGGACGTCGTGGTCTGCAAAGTGTGGGCCGCCGCGACGGATGCCGGTAACCAGCACTACCGCTCCGCCGATGTGATGAACACCGAGGCCGTGATTAACTTCACCATTCGGTATCGTACCGACGTCAAGCCGGGTATGTGGGTGCGCTTCCAGGGTGAGAAGTGGAACATTTCTACCTTGGGCGAGTACAGCTTCAAGCGCACATATCTCGGCCTTAAAGCCTCGCTTGCCAAGGGGGTGAGCGGATGAGACAGGTTCAGGAAGCTCTGGCCAATATTGGCATTCCCGTTTATGCGGGTGTGTGGCGGGCTACTTCCCCCGATCAGAATCCGCCCATCCAGTATGTGGTGTATTCCACCACCACGACAGAAGCCAGTCACCATGACGACCACGTGACCAGCTTTCGCACCTATGTCTATCTGAACCTGTGGAGCGACAGCGATCCGACCGATATGGCGGATACGATCCGGCAGGCCATGTACGAGTACGGTTTTGCCATGTTGGAGGAATCCGACAAAGGCTATAACCAGCCGGCCTACGACACGGCCACCCGGCAGTACACGGTGCAGTGGACATGGTGCTGGAGAGAGGACGTGGAGTATGGCGATTGAGCTTCGAGGGTTTGACGACCTTCAAAATGACCTGGTCAACATGGCCTACGCGCTGGATCAGGGCCCCGGAGTGGATCGCGCTCTGAAAGCCGGCGCTGTGCCCATCGAGGAGCAGATGCTCCACAACGCCAGCACCGACCCGAAGATCATCACCAAGGCTCTGTACTCTTCCATCCACACGGGCAGGGTCAAGCAAAAGCGCGGAGGCGGCAAGCAGATCACCATCGGTGTCCATCACTCCGAGAATGGCGCGTACTACGCCAACCCCGTGGAGTTCGGTCACGGCGGGCCTGCTCCTGCCCCTGCGCATCCTTTTGTGCGGCCTGCCTTTGACACCCGGGCCGATGAGGCCTACACAGCGATCAAGCACGTCCTCCAGGACGAGCTTACGAAATAAACGAACGGAGGTAAAATATTATGCCTGATCCCGTCACCCCGACCGCTTCCCCGACCGTTTCTTCTACTGTCGGTCTGAAAAACTTCGTCATTGCCCCGCTGACGGTGGACACGGAAGAGACCCTCACCTATGGTCCCCTCCAGCTGGTGGCCGGTGCCATCGAGGCCAGCATCACTCCCGAGAATGCTGACCCTGACATCCAGTACGCCGATGACATCGAGTTCGACACTCTGTATCCTGATCCGGAGATCACCTTCAACACCCGGCTGGCTGACCTGCCCCTTGCCATCCAGGAAATGGTTCTGGGCAACAAGCTGGACGACAATGGCGTTCTGGTGCGCTCCGCCAGCGACACGCCCGGCTACTTTGCCGTCGGCTTTAAGTCCGAGAAGGCCAACGGTAAGTTCCGGTACGTGTGGCTGTTCAAGGTCAGGGCCAAGCCCATCACCGAGAACTATGCTACCAAGGAAGGCACCACCATCAACCGGCAGACCGGCGAGGTGGAGTGGACTGCGATCAAGCGCACCCACGACGGCCAGTTCCAGGCCGTTGCCGACGAGGACGAGAACGGCTTCACCGCCGCCAAGGCGGCCACCTTCCTCCAGTCCGTGTACACTCCTGTGTTCACCACCACTGGCGGCTAATCTGAAAGAATGGAGGTGACGGGAATGTCGCTTGAGGCTTTGAAGCGTAACGGACACAATCTCGATATTGGCGCGTTTGAGCTGGCTGGAGAGTACGGCATTCCCGTCCTCCAGCCCGTTCATCTGGAGAAGCGTTTGGAATGGATGCGGTTCAATCATGCCATGAACGCAAAAAATCGTGATCGGTTTGGTGTTCATTTTTTCATGGACGATTTTCATTTTCAGCGTGTGTGGCACGACCCGACGCGGTACATGACTTTTCTCACCCAGTTTCCGGCGGTTATGTCGCCGGATTTTTCTATGTTCGCCGACTATCCCAAGGCCGTGAATGTGTATAACCACTGGCGTAAGCATCAGCTGGCCGCATACTGGCAGCGGCAGGGCATCACTGTGGTTCCTTCCGTGAGCTGGGTTGATCGGGAAAGCTGGGAATGGTGTTTCGACGGTGAGCCCGTGGGAGGGACCGTGGCCGTGTCCTCCGTGGGGACACAGAAGAATCCTGTATCCAGGGTCCGGTTTGTGGAGGGTTACAAAGAAATGTTGGCTCGTCTGCGTCCGGAGAAGGTCATATTTTTCGGCAAAATACCGGAGGGCTGTGAGGGAAGTATCGAGTACCACGCTCCGTATTATGAGACCTTCACCGAGGGCCGTGGTTTTTCCGCCAGTGCCACTTGACTTATGAAAACGGGGATGGTATAGTATGGGTGGAAGAGGCGGGCAGAGCCATGGAGCCGGTGGTGGCGGGGGCGAGTTCAAAGCCGCCCAGGACTTTTTCCGGCAGGCTTATGGTGCGAAACACGCGAAGGCGATCGTGGATCTTCTCCAGAAGGCACCCGAGAATATACAGCAGTTGTTTAAGGATTACGTAAAGCAGTTTAGGGCCCAGCACTTGGCACCCGGCGACGATAAAGAAGGTGCATGGTATTCTCCGAGCTTAGACGCAGTGTTTCTTGATATTGGGTATGTGTCAAGGGGCGACGTTATAAGTCAGCCTTATCAGACAATATTTCACGAGTATGGGCACATGATAGATTCCTTGATCGCCCGTGATATGGGATCCTCAGGATTCGTTCACTACAGTGAATTATATAAAGGCGGCCTGCTGGCGAGAACGGCGGAACGTGAACTTCAAACCCGGATATTTAGTATAATGCAGTCTAAGGAAGGTATGACCAGAGAGCAAGCCATAGACGCGCTTATAAGAGGGGCCCGACAATCCTATTCGATGCGTGATCGCTCGGACTTATCAGATATAATGGAGGGTGCGGGAATCGGCAGGGAATACCCTCTTGGCGCAGGCCACGGTCTGAGTTATTGGGCAGGTTATTCTGGTACTGGAAAAAGAGGTACTGAGATATTTGCTGAAATAACAGATGCGTTGGCGACATCTCCGGGAGCCCTGCGGGCCATACGAGACTATTTTCCGGAGACATATGCCGTGTATCAAGATATGATAAGGGAGCGGGTGAAAAAATGACCAAGGAAGAAAAAGCCGAGGCTTTGGATAAAGAGCTGGACCGGCTTGATGGTGAATACTTTGAGCGGTTTGGCCAATGTTATCCGTTTGGCCATACCGGGGGGCATGCGGATACTGTGGAAGAAGCGATCAGAAAAATACGTAGGTGCTTAGAGACCAACACTCCTGCTGTGAAATCGCCCACGGATTACAAGCCCGATCGGCTGTACTGAGCGATATCCCATATTTTAGTATCGACCCAAAGCACAGATTCAGTTCTGTGCTTTTTTATTTGAGGAGGCAGAACATGATCACTTGTACACTTGGGGAGAAGAAATACTCTGTAGACTTTGTTTCGGGCCGGGCCATGCGGGAAATGGAGCCTGCATCCAAAATGTACGGCAAGCTGGTGCGAATGTCGCAGGACGCGGTGGAAGGCAAGGACGTGTCCCAGGGGCAAATGACCATACAGGACTCCATGGACACCATGGTGCGCTGGTTCTGTGTTTTGTTCGGGAATCAGTTCACCCCGGATGATGTGTATGACCATTATCCGTCCGACCGCCTGATGCACGACATCGCGCTGGCCCTGATGGCCGTGCAGACCCAGACCACGGAGGTGCTGGACACTTTCCCTACGACGCCGGTAGTGGAGGAAGCGGAAAGGATTCTGGGGATGGAACCCGGGACGATTCCGAGCGAACCCTGACACTGCCGGAGTACATTTACGCCACCTACAACGAGTTGATGAAAAGCGGCTGGCGAATGAAAGAAATCGACGAAATGGACATGCTGGGTTTCCTGCGCCTGCGGGCATGGGACGCACAGCGGGAACATGAGAAGAAAAGCCCCAAGGCCCGGTTCATTGACCAGGTCTGGCCGGGACTTAAGCCCTGACGAGAGGTGATGTGTTATGGCCGAAACCCTGCGCGAATTGGTGGTCGCGCTGTCGCTGGACTCCAGCAATTTTTCGCGCAACATGCGCACCATCAACCAGCAGATCAAGGAGGCCGAGTCCACCTTCCGTTTGGCTGGCGCAGGTGTGGAGAATTACGAAAAGACCATCGCCGGTGCCGAATCGAAGCTCTCCATGCTGGGCCAGAAGCTCACTTTGCAGAAGAAGGGCGTTGAGCAGTACAGTCGGGCCCTGGTGGCGGCAAACACAAAGCTGCAGGAGAACTATACCCGGCAGCAGGAGTATACCCGCCGGCTGGAGGCCGCAAAGATCGTCCAGGAGGAAATGAGCTACGAGGTTCGTAAGGCCTCTCTGACCTATGAACAGTATCGGGCCACCCTTGGCGAAACGGACTCGGCCACCATTGCCGCCAAGAGCAACATGGAGATGGCCAAAGAAGAATACAAGGCGGCCAGCGAAACGGTCAAGAAGCTGGAGGGCCAGGTCGAAGCGCTGAAAAAGACCATGCAGAACAGTGCGGACACGGTCAGTAAGGCCGCTACCGATCTGAACAACGCCAAGGCCGCCGCGGCCAGTACGGAAGCGGAGATCAAGCGCCTGACGGAACAGCTGTACCGCATGCAGTCCCACTGGACGCAGGCCGGCGAGGCCCTTACGGCGTTCTCCAAGAAATGCGAGTCCCTGTCCAAGTCCCTGACGAAGTCCGGCAAAGCCCTCACCGCCACGGTCACTACACCGATTGTGGCCCTGGGCACGACGGCCATCAAGGCCAGTATGGACTACGAGTACGCATTCGCCAATGTCCGTAAGACCGTGGATGCCACGGAGGAGGAGTTTGAACAGCTCTCCGAGCAGGTTAAACAGATGTCTACGGAGTTGGCCGCCCCGGCGGAGGAAATCGCGGAGGTCATGGCCGTCGCCGGTCAGTTGGGTATCGAGACGGATAAACTGGCGGACTTCACCAGGGTCATGATCGACCTGGGGAACAGCACCAACATGGTGGCGGAGGACGCGGCCAGCAATGCCGCCCGGTTCGCCAACATCATGGGCATGAGCCAGAGCGAGTTCCAGAACCTGGGCTCCACCCTGGTGGATCTGGGCAACCATTACGCCACCACAGAATCGGAGATCATGGAGATGTCCCTTCGCCTTGCCGGTGCCGGAAAGCAGATCGGCCTGACCGAGGCGCAGGTGCTGGGTATGTCTGCGGCCCTGTCCTCCGTGGGCATACAGGCCCAAATGGGCGGCTCGGCCATGTCCAAGGCGCTCATCAAAATGGAGGTGGCCGCCGCTACGGGCGGAGACGACCTGAAGGCTTTCGCCAAGATCGCGGGGCTGACCGAGAAGGAATTTGTGCAGGCGTGGAGCAACGACCCGGTGCAGGTGTTCCAGCGATTCATCTCCAATCTGGCCCAGATGAGCGACGAGGGGATCAGTACCATCGCCGTGCTGAACGAGATCGGCATCAACGAGATCCGTCTCCGCGACACCCTGCTCCGTACCGTCAACGCTTCTGAACTGTTCAACCAGACCCAGATCACAGCCAACAGGGCGTGGAACGCGAACTCCGCTCTGGTGACCGAGGCCAACAAAAGATATGCCACCACGAGAGCCCGCCTGACCAACCTCAAGAACACCGCGCTCATGTTCGCCCGGCAGATCGGGGATGACCTGAACCCCACCATACAGCAGATCATCGATAAGGTGAGCGACCTGCTCCAGAAGTTTTTGTCTATGGACGAGACCCAGAGGCGCGCTATCGTGAAATGGGCCGCGTTTGCCGCCGCTGTGGGTCCTGTGGTGCTCGTGCTGGGCAAGGTGGTGGGCGCCGCCGGTACTGTCGCAGGTGCGCTGGGCAAGACCTTCACGGCCCTGGGCAAATTGTCCGCATCCGCTTCTATGGCGGGCGGCGGTCTGGGCGGGCTCGTCAAGGCTTTGGCATCTTCCAAGTTGGCCATGGTGGCCTTGTCTGCCGCACTGGTATACGGCGTGGTGAAACTTGCTGACTACGCCACCGGTGCAAAAGCCGCACGGGACGCGCTGGCCGGTATGGCCAAGACCGCGGAGGACTGGAAGAACACCGCCGCTGACACCTTCTACGGCAGAAGCAAGGGCCTTTCCGCCTTTGGAATGTCCGAGGAGGACTTCGTACAGGTCCAGTACACCACCAAGGAGTGGCTGGATGGGATCATAGCGGAGTGGACGGACGGCCAAAAGGAAACGGACGAGATCATAGATCAGTGGGTTGGCTCCTGGAAGGGCCTGACAGCCTCCACCCGGGAGGAGCTCCAAAACCTGAAGGACGCCGCCGACAAAGCCGGGTACGACACTGTATCCAAGGATCTGGCTGCGGATATACAGCAATTGGATGCCATGGACAAGGAGATATCCTCCCTGCTCAAAAAGCGCCAGAACGGCAGGCTCACCGATCAGGATAAAGTGCGCCTGCAGGAGCTGATCGACACCCGGGAGGCCATCACTGTCAAGTACAATCTTGTGCCGGAAGGCGGCGACACGAAGGGTTTTGAGACAATTGAGAAAAAGGTCATAGCCGCTGTGGCCCGCGCTCAGGCCACCGGGAAAACGGATGCCGACATATCTGTGTATCAGGATGCTGTGGTGGCCGCGGCAGAGGGCATGGCGGAGATCAATGCCCAGCTGGACGCCCAGTACGACAAAGAATTCGCCCTGATCAGCCTCATGACCGACGCGGATGAAAAGCAGAAGGCCACGGACGAGCTCAACGCCAAATACGCCGAACAGCGCCGTGCCGCCGCCCAGGAGTACGCCGAAACGCTGAAAGCTGTCTCCGCACCCGTGTTCGACCAGAAGAACATCAAGCAGTCCGAGGAGCAGCTGGGCAGTCTGTTCGAGCTTCTGCGGAAATACAGTCTTGCATCCGAATCGGACAAACCCGCGATCCTCACCGAGATGCAGGAACTGTCCTCAAATATGGACGAAGGGGCCCTGACGGAATATCTCGGTCTGTTGACCCAGATCCAGTCTCTCATGGACAGCGGCCTCTCCAAAGAAGAAATCGATGACATGTTCCCGGATGTGTCCAGTATGCTGGATCAGTACGCGGGCATTACCCAGTACCTCGGCCTTGTAAAAAATGATCTTCCCGGTCTGTACAGTATGCTGGGTGAATCCGCACCGGAAGAGGTGCTCAAGATTGCCACCGATCTGGACAGGACCGGAGCCCAGGCAAGGTG